AAACCGGTTGCCTTGCGCCGTACAGCGTTGCCAAGCTGGACAACGCCGTGTTCTGGCTGGGCTCTGACGCCCGCGGCAACGGCATCGTGTACCGCAACCAAGGCTACAACGCCCAGCGCGTCAGCACGCACGCCATTGAGTGGCAGATCCAGCAGTACGGCGTGCTGAACGACGCTATCGGCTACTCGTACCAGCAGGATGGTCATTCGTTCTACGTGCTGACGTTCCCGACCGCTCAGGCAACGTGGGTGTTTGACGTTGCCACTGGGGCGTGGCATGAGCGGGCGGCGTGGGATGGGGTGCAGTTTCGGCGGCACCGGAGTAACTGCCAGGCGAATTTTGCGGGGCAGGTGCTGGTGGGGGATTGGGAAAGCGGCAACGTCTATGCGCTTGACATGACGTGGCACAAAGATTTTGTCAGCGAACAAAGGTGGTTGCGGTCGTGGCGCGCGTTGCCCACGGGGCAAAACAACCTCAAACGCACCGCCCATCATGCGCTGCAACTTGATTGCGAAGCTGGCGCGCCATTTCAAAACGAAAGCATTGTAAATTGGAGCGCAGTTTCTGACGGCGTTCTTGCTGCTGCGGTAATGATACAACCGCAGCGCGCGTTGTGGTCTGAACGTTTTAACGGAAGAATGATTGGCGACGTTACCAACGACAACATTCTTGGCTCTGGTGATGCTTTAGAGTTTTTTCGTTACGGCGCAGGAACAATTACTAACACAACATACATTGCTTACATCCGCGATGTAGTAACGCCAATTTTGCTAAACAACCCACAAAAATACAAAGGCTATTTGGCAGAAAACCCTTCACTTGGCGACCCCCAAATCATGCTCCGCTGGTCCGACGACGGCGGCCACACCTGGAGCAACGAGCACTGGGCCAGCATGGGCAAGATCGGCGAGTACGGCAAGCGCGTCATCTGGCGGCGGCTGGGCATGACCACCAAGCTGCGGGATCGGGTGTACGAGGTCAGCGGCACCGATCCGGTGAAGATCGCCATCATGGGTGCGGAACTCTCCGCCACCCCGACGAGCGCATAACGTGGAGCTTGCACCGCGCGTACCGTCGCAGCGCGACCCGCTGGTGGATCAGGGGGCGCTGACAACCCGCGCGTGGTTTCGGTTCTTCCAACTGCTGCAGAACGCAACGGAGAACGCCGCGCTAACGCAGTACACCGTCGTCGAAAACACGACGGGCTCAACGATTCCCAAGGGTGCTGTGGTTGGCTTCGTTGGCGTGGGCGCTAACAACGTGCTGTCGGTAGCTCCGTACTTGGCTGACGGCTCGTCGCCGTCGCTGTACATCCTCGGCGTGATGGCCGAGGAACTGCCTGACAGCGGCGCCACAGGCCTGTGCTGCGTGTGGGGCAACGTCAGCGGCATCAACACCAGCGCGTTCAGCGTGGGCGACGTGCTGTACGCCAGCCCGACGGTAGCCGGCGGGTTCACCAACGTCAAGCCCACGGCGCCCGACAACGTAATCCCCATCGCTGCGGTGCTGGTAGATAGCGCAACGGCGGGCGACATCTTCGTGCGGCCCACCATTGAGCAGCAGAAGTATTACGGCGAGTTCACTAAGACCACGGATCAGACTCCCGCTTCGACGAACACGGCCTACGCGCTGACGTTCGACAACACCGAAATCGCCGAAGGCATCAGCATCGGCTCGCCGGCGTCGCGCATTGTGGTGGTGCAATCGGGCCTGTACCAGTTTGACGCCACCGTTCAGATCAGCAGCAGCAGCAGCAGCGCCAAGACGGTTTGGCTGTGGTTCCGCAAAAACGGAACAGATGTCGCTAACTCTGCTAGGCTGGTGACGATCAACATCAACAACGGGTACACCGCCGTGTCCATGAGCGAGTTTTTCTCGCTGGCGGCAAACGACCGCATCGAGATCATGTTCGCCGCAAACGATACGGCCATCACGGTGGATAATGTCGCAGCCACTGCGTTTGCCCCAGCAGCCCCTGCCGTCGTGCTGGCGGTGAGCCAGATTCAACAGTGAGAGCATCATGAGCGTTTCGCTTTCCCCCTACGCAGGCGCAGGCGCCCAGTTCTTCGACAACAACGGCAACCCGCTGGCCGGCGGGCTGATCTACACCTACGCTGCTGGCACGACCACGCCGATTGCAACGTACACCAGTTCGTCTGGCGGCACGGCCAACGCCAACCCTATCGTGCTTGACAGCGCCGGCAGAACGCCCGCGCAGATCTGGCTGACGGCCGGGAACTCGTACAAGTTCGTGCTGCAGACCTCGCTGGGCACGCTGATCAAGACCGACGACAACATCTTCGCGTCGTTTGACCTGTCCAAGGAAGTCGGCGTCGTCGTCGGTCTAGGCGGCAGCAGCGTGGCCACCAACATTGCCGTGGGTGATACGGCGCTGGACACCAACACTACTGGGTCCAACAACACTGCAGGCGGCTATAACGCGCTGACAGCCAACACTGACGGCGTGCAGAACACAGCGTTTGGCTCGCAAGCACTGGATGCATGCACCAGCGGCGACTACAACACCGCCGTAGGCTACGACGCACTGTCGGCCGTCAGCACCAGCAACTACAGCACGGGCTTGGGATATCGGGCCATCAACGCGGCCACCACCAACGGCGGCAATACGGGCGTGGGCGCTGACGCGCTGCTGCTGACCACGGGGTCGAACAACACCGCCGTGGGCTACGCTGCCGGCAATGGGCTGACCACGGGGTCAAACAACACAGTCATCGGCTACGACGCCGACCCCTCCAGCGCCACCGTCAGCAACGAAGTCACCATCGGCAACGCCAGCGTGACGTCGTTCCGCATACCTGGCCTAACGCTGACGTTCAGCGTGAAGTACTTCAACCACGGCACGCTGACCGTGGCTACACTGCCAACAGCGGCTACTGCTGGGGTTGGCGCGCGGGCTTTTGTCACCGACGCCAACGCGACGACGTTTGCGTCCGTTGTGGCTGGCGGTGGGTTAAACAAAGTCCCCGTGTACAGCGACGGCACCGACTGGCGGATTGGGTGAGGTGAATCATGGCAAACGTTTCGTCTGAATACTGGGCTTACAACGATCCTCGCTGGAGCCCAGAAGACAACATTGGCAAGTATTCTGGTCCGTGGGAACAAGTGTTGAAGGCAATGGGCTTCCAAGGGGGGCCGATTGATTCGATCACTGCTTCTATGACTAATGACAGAAGCGGTGTTTACAAAGCCATTGGCGACGACGAAAACGGTTATCAACTCGCGTATTCGCCCGAAGCAAAAGCCGCGATTGACAATTTGCGAGCGTCAGGATATGACCTTCGTTGGAAGCATCCTGATAGGAGAACTTTCAACACCTACTGGGGTTTTGTAACGCCGGATGGCGTGCAGGACATCAAGATTGAAGGCTCCGATCTCGGCGATGCAATCATGCCAATGATCAAGACTTGGGGCGCCGGCCTCGGGTTGGCCGGTCTTGGTGCGGGTATCAATTCGTTGCTGGGCGGCGCCGGGGCTGGGTCTGGAGCGGGCGCCGTAAATGCGCTGGCCGGCGGTTCTGCCGACTTAATTCCGGGCGTCATGGGCAGCGGTCAATTTTCTGCGGCTGGCGGTCTGGGCGGCGGCGGCGGCGTGTTGTCAGCCGCAGACTTGGCGACTTTGCCGTCGGATGTGCTGGGGCAAGCTGGGTCTTTGTCTCCGACGAATTTGGCCGAGTTGGATGTTTTCACAACGCCGCCATCGTCAATGACTCCGTTGCCGACCGGCTCGCCGTCGGTGACGCCTCTGACTGAATTGCCGCCGTCACTTGGCCCCGTCACGGCGCCAACGTTTGAGTTCGGCAAGTTTGCAGATCCTGCTGCGGCAATTACGTCAACGCCTCCTTCGGTGGGAACAATTGCTGATCTGGCGGGCATTCCGGCAGATGCCAGTTTTGCTGCCGGCATGGGTGTTGACGCGGGCATAAACGCTTTGAATCTTGGCGCCGGTGTCAGCGCGGCAAAAAGTGCTGCAGACATTGCCGCCACCGGCGCAACCGGGGCAGCAACTGGAAGCGGCGCTGCTGTTCCGACCGTTGCAACCGGCGCTGCTACTGGCGCAACAACCGGCGCAACAGGCGCAACCGGCGCCGGCATGGATTCTGCTGCCAGAGCGGCGCTGTACGGCTCGGAAGGATACGGGGCCGGGATGACCGGCGCCCAAACGTCGGCCTACGACACGGTCCTCGGGGCTACCGGCAGCAAAACAGCCGCAGACATTGCGTCTACGGTAAC